TTTTAAATATCCTAATTAATTATAGTAAATATGAAATATCCAAAATTGCCAGATGAATTAAATTTATCAAAGAAACTAACTTCGGAAGATATTGTAGAAATAAGAGAAAAGTATTTTCAATATATTCAAAATCCACGATTAACTCAAACTTTTATAATTAATAATTTGGCAAAGGAATATAAAGTAAGTTACTCAACAATCTATTATTGGGTTAAAGATAAATACCGAAAAGAAAAAAGAGAAAAAGATAATAAATATTGGAATAATATAAAAAAGATAAATTATGAGAAATGGTATTCACATAAAAAAGATGAGTTAATTAGAAGAAGAAATAGAATGAATAGAAATCCGGAATTAAAATTATGGCACGAAGTTACAAGTGCCAAAAATGAGAAAAGAATTAAAAGAAAAACTGTGCATAAAAAGAAGTTAAATGAATATTAATTTCTATTATCCCACAAAGGTATTAAATATTTCTATTAAATATAGTATTAAGTGATATAATGTCAAAAGAAATAGAAGAAAAAATAAGAGAGTATAATAAAAATATACATTATCCAGAATTATTCGAAGCTCTTAAGCGCATGATGCCAATTACTTCCAATCTTTCTATAATGAGTAGAAGACAAATTTTTGATTTAAATCAAAAATTATTTGATAAAATGCGAAAATTCATTAAATTTGATGAGTCATCTACATTAATTACTTTGACAAAATTATTAATTCATTCAAATTTTGATATAGATACGGAACTACCAATTATTAACAATAATGCTTATGTTCAATCATATGAAGAATTGACATCATACAAAATTCTTCTTTATACTGTAGAATATCTTCCTTTTAAATATATATTTTCAATTTATTATTTTCAAAGTTTAGAAAAACATAATGGATTTGTATATATTGAAAATAATCGACCTAAAATACTTTATACAGAACAAGATATATATCCAAAAGTATTTGAAAATCCATATGGAATTTCATTTAAAGAATTTGTTGAAATGATAAAAGAGGCAATGTAATGATTGAAAAAAGAATAGCATTGGAATTATGTGGTATAACCAGTATTAATTTTCATCAAACATTTATTAATAAAGATGTATGGGTATGGGTTAAATTTAGATGGTTAATCAATGAATATGAATTTGAATATTTAAGACCAGCAAAAGATTATTATCAAGAAATTCCTTCAAATTATAACATGATAAGTGTTTCATTACAGAATGATTTATTAAGAGCAACTCTCCATATTGTAAGAATATCCTTAAAAATAAAATCTAATAAGATTTGTAAATGCGGTCATTCTGAAAAATTACATTATTTTAAAGGACATCCATTATATTCAGATCCAAAGGCATACGGTTGTTGGTCAATGCAAACAATAATTAATCATATTTCTAAAGAAACTATGGAAAATTTTGATATTTTATTAAAATATGAAGGGCAACCCGAACAAAAATTTTGTCAATGTAAAGAATTTCAAAAACAGTGATTAATTGAATAAACTACAAAAAGAGAAATTATTTAATAAGACAGATGTATTTAAACAAAAATTGCAAATATTATATGAATATCTAAGATTGCGTTTATTTTATACTTGGTGGTGGAGTAAAGAAGAAATGAAAAGTATAGCAAGATATAATGTAGAAATAAAGGTAAGGCAATGAAAGTTTATATTGTTACTACATGTGATGAAGATTTGAATGGAGATTGTGCAATGTATATTAACTCTGTATATTTAGATAAAGATAAGGCAGAAAAATGTGCAAATTCTTTATGGCATGGTTCAATCGAAAAATATGAAATAAGTCAATAAATCTCGATTTAATTAAGATATACATAAATTTAAATATTAAATTGCTATTATTTATCCATGGAACAGAATGTTGAGAATATAAGACTTCAAGTAATACAATACTTAGTAGGGAAATATTCTCAATTTCTTGAAGAAACAATTACTCCACAGGAAGTTGAAGAGTTAGTTGAAGTCATAGTTACACAATAAATTTATATAATTTCTGCATATATTTGATTTATGGTAACAATTACTATTACAAAAGATTTGCAAACTAAATTACAAAATATTGGTGTTCCTGAACAAGTTATTTATACTGCAATATTTTCCAATCCACATTTCCAATCTGTAAGGAGGAGAAGTTATGGAAAATTACAACCAAAAGAAACGAATAGTGGTTATGTGTCGATTAACATTAAAAAAATAACTAAATATAAACTTGATTTGTTAAGGGCAAAATATAAAGCATCATATTCTACGATAATAGAATTGGCAGTAGATCAATTACCTCAAAATATAGACATTATCAAAGAGTGCACTTTGATTGCCAAGAAAATGGGTGATATAACTCATGCTGTATCAGATGAATATTGGATAGAAGGAATGGAATATGGAATATTATTTGATAGAAAACAATTCGATAAAATACCAATTGAATACTTGAAGAAGATTATTGGATTATCCGGTAATTACTACAGTATTTTGCAGAAATATATCCAATAAATTAAATAGTTTTTCTTTATAAGTAGGTTATGGCAGTAATGGATATGAAAAGCAAGTTAGCAAACTTGCAAAAGACCCATTCAAAAGGGGAAATTGATAGTGCTAAGGAGTTTATTGTTGGATTAATTAAACAATATTCTGATCTCGGAGGAGACGAAAGTTATAAGCAAATTTTGCTTTATTCTTATTTAACTTATGGAGAACAAACTATTGTAAGTAATATTAAGAAATTTTACAGTGCTCCACCAATACCAGCAGGAATGAAAGGAACATTGACACCAGCAAAAATGTTTATTGCATATTTAAAGAGTATTATCTCAAGAGAAGATGCAATGAAAGAAATATATGTATTAAATATTGGAAGAGAAAATGTTCTTCCAAAGAATACTCAATATGGAGGAAAAAGAAAAGCAGATTTGCCAGAAAGAGTTATTTCATTTTATATTCCAAATTTAAAGAAAATAGCTTCATCAATGGTATTTGGAGCAGATATGAATAAAGTAGCCGATTTAACAGTAGGTAGGTATAAAACATTATTCACAGAGCAAACAGATGGAAAAATTTTCTTAGTTTCGCCAATATCATTTGTAAAATTATCAGATGATGGATTCCAAATGTCAGAAATAATTGATGCTTCAATGTCTCAATATCCAAATTTAGTTCCACCTTATGATATGTTCTTTGGAGAAGATGGTAAGAAAGTTACAACTGTTTATTTTGCAGGAATGTTGCTACCATCTACAATTGGAAAAGGATACATTTTAGTAGATGGAAAGAATGAAGAAAATCTTACTATATATCCAGGACAAGATGTACAAATAACAGAAGGAGATTATGTTTTCGGTGTTGGTAATTTACTAAAGGATTTAACTAAAGATCCAACTGGAGAAGAATTTAAGATATATCCGACATTCATAACAAGATTAATGTCTACCTTATCTGCAACTGAAACACCAGCTACTTCACCAAATAACGAAGAATCTGGTTCAATGGACAATGTATTTTAATTGGTGGTTTAATTGGATAAAGAAAATACAATATTAATTCAATTGGCTGAAAAATTTGGATTAAAACCACCACCAGTAACAGCAACTTCTGGATACAAAACCACAGAGATGATCTATGGTGCTCCAAAGGTTGGAAAAACAACTGCTGCCTTTAGTAGACCAGGAAATATTTTATGTATTTCTTACGATGGAATGAGTAAGGATATTAAGAGACAAATGGTCAAGAAAGACCCTACTAATGATGAAAGAATACAAATATTTGATATAGGTATTATGACGGAACAGGCTCAAGAAGGTCTTATAGATGATCCAGATATAATTCTTGATCATGGTGTATTGGGCTATGAGTATACTAAGGCTGTTCTACTTGAAGCAAAAGATGTAGATTGGATAGCTCTCGATGGAGTGGATTTCCTTGTAAATTATGCCGAAATGGTCATGAGAAAACACAATGAATTAAAACCTTATGAAGGATTTAAAAATTTGAATCTCTGGAAGGAAAGAAATTATTATGTTAGAAAAATTCATACATTGGCATTACAAAAAGCACGTCTTGGTGTCATTTTAATTGGTTGGGAAAGTTTAGTATCTTTTGATGAAGAAGGAAAAAGCAAAACTATCAAAGAACCAAAATGGGTCGATAGTATGAAAACTTCCAGTGGTTTTGTTTTTCATATAACACAGCAAAATTTTCCAAGTCAGGGAAAACATTATCATTATGCTTTTGTTGAATCAAGTAAGAACGAAGATTTATACAGAACAGGTGAACGTATAGATTTATCAGATTCAAAACCTCTTATGAATTTTGAAAGATATAACTATCTCCGCAAATTGAATGGAATGGCTCCAATCCAATCTATTATACCAACTGTTGCTATAGAAAATGAACAATTAAAAGCAACTGTTCCACCAAAGACAGTCATTCCACCTAAGGAAACTATCTCATCTGAAAAATCTATTACAAATGATCCTGAAATAGTCCAAGAAACAGATATAGATAGTGATGATAGTTGGGGAGTTTAATGGAATTAAATTTTCAACCAGAAATGTTAAATTTATATCATTTTAACATATTTCCAAGAAATTTTGGAACACCAATGCAGAGACAAATAATAAACAAACAAATTTTATTAAGTTACATTAAGCATTATAATGGTCATACACCAATTTTTGTAAGTCATAATAGTTTTTCAGATGATATTACATTGTATGTTCAAATGCCATGGGATGTAGATACAGATAAAGATGGTATAACATTAGAAAATGCTTATCATGATCTAAAGGCATTAGCTGATAGATTTTCAAATAATGAAATATTACTAACATTCTCTGGAAGTGGTTTTCATTTTTATTTAGAATTTGAACCAACATATATTCCATTAACTCAGGAATTAAGTGCCAAGGTTCATACTTTCCAGGGAAAAATAGTAGATGAATTGGGTCTCAAATCTGTAAATTTGGCATGTGCCGAACCTAAAAGATTAATAAGAGTTCCAACAACCAGATATGTATATCAAAATGGACAATCGAATTATGTTAAAACTGACAGATATAGTATTCCTATCAATCGTAGAATTCTTGAATCTTATTCTGTAAAAGATATTTTGGAACTTTCTAAAACAGCTAATCCTACATTCTTTGAACCTAATATTTCAAAAAAGAAAATTCCAATTAAAGAATTATTAGATATTAAAATTGAAACAAAGGATACTAAATATTTTGAACCAATTACAATGGATTGGAGTTATTTAAATGAAGAAAATTTAAAGCATTATCTTTCTTATATATTGGATTCAAAAATGATATATGAATTATGGCAAGAAAAACCATCACATACTGTTAGATTTATGGCTTGCCTTAAATTGAAAGAGTTTGGTTTATCCTTATCATCTACAATTCAAGTATTTGATAGATTATCATATTTTTCTAAGTGGTCAAACAGAAATTTGGCAATACAATATCAACAAATAAAATATATTTATGAGAGGTATTTACAATGAGATATAGTTATAGTTCATTATCAATGTATCAGAAGTGTGGATTAATGTTTAAATTTCAATATATAGACAAATTACCTACTACTTTCATACAAAATCAAGCAATTATGGAAGGAAGAATGGTACACAGAATATTGGAATTAAGTAGTAATAGAACATATGAAGATGTTCTTATGACATTGGTAGAAGAATTTAGAAATTATGATACCAGTAAAAAATTACTTGATTCTATTACAAAAGAATATATAAGCCCATTATTTTATAAAGATTTACTGCTTACTGAGCATAAATTGACTTTTACTTATAAAGATGTAGAATTTGTAGCTATTATTGATAGAATAAATAAGGTTGACAATGAATATGAATTGATAGATTATAAATATGGAAATTATGAGTATACAAATTTTGATAGTTTACAACCACAATTGTATGCATGGGCAATGTTTGAAACTTTCGGAAATGATATTAAAATTAAATTCAGTTATTATAATCTTAAAGTTAAGAGTAAAATTAGTAGAAGATATACTATAGATCAAATAGATAAAGAAGCAATTTATACACTTGTCCAAAGGAGTATGAAAATATATACTCCAAATCCAGGTTTAGGTTGTTTATTTTGTTCATTTCTATCTCAATGTAATGAAGGAAAAGAATATATGAGTTCAGATATAGAACTCGAAGAACCAGATATTAAACATGTAGGATTAAAATATCTCCAATTACAAGATAAACAAAAACTTTACAATATTAAGAAAAAGAAATATACCAATATATTATCTCAATATTTTGAATATTCTGGAGAAACAGAACTTAATATAGAAGATAATATTATTAGATTTGACAATGGGAAGGTGTTTACATGAAAGATACACAAGATTATTCGGTTTTCAATGATATATCAATGGAAGAAATAAGAGAAACATTAATTGAAAATGATGTTATAAGTTATGTTGGTGATTATTTAAAAAGTATCAATGTAGTAAATTATGAAGATATAATACCATTGTATTTTTCTTCAGTAGGAGCACATGTTTTAAATCTTCTTAATACAAGATTTTGTGCTGATTTAGACGCAGAGCAATGGATCAGAGATAATCCCAGACCATCTAAATTAGAATTTTGTCCTATGTATGGAAAAATACCAGAAGGATGTGCCAGAGTTGGACTTGAAACTCAAAGTGCTGGTTTTCTTCAACAATTTGGTCAAACGCCAGATTTAAGAGTTCATACTGCTTATATTGCCCCTCCAGGGTTTAGTAAAAATTTCTTTATGGACTTTTTCCTCAATAATGATTCTGGATTTCTACGATTTGGCATTCAAGGAATACCAGCTACAAAAATAACAACAATGACTGAAGCAAATTATATTGGGAGCAAGGATGCTAAGGGAAGAGTAATGTATGGAAATGCCAAGTTATATTGTGCGGGAATCATTGCCATGCCTGAATTTTACTCTGTAACACTAGAAGGGCAAATGCAACATAGTTTACAAATGGAAACAATGTTATTGGAAGCATTGGAACATGGTGAAATATTTAAAGGATTAGCAGGACAAAATATAAGATATTATACTCACCATACATTATGGGCTGCAACTCAACCAGGAAAGAGATTTGATATAAGTAGTGGTATGGGAAGAAGATTAAACTTTTTACAATATATGCCAACAGAAAAAGAGCAAGAAGAATATAAAGAAGCACAAGAAGCAGGATATGGTAGAAAAGTAGATTTTGGTGTTGTTCGTAATGTTCGAGCATATATGTATAAAGTATGGAACCAAAGGAAAATTGATAGATATGTTTTTACTGATAAATATTTGGAAGAGAGACAAAAATGGATGAAATTAATCATTAGACATACAGATCTTCGATTATTTGATAATGTAGCAATGGGCTATAATTTTATTACAAATTTTGAAGAATCGAGTGGAACATTAACGGTTGATCTTGATGATAGATTGCATAAATTAATAAAAAGATTATTAAGAGATAGAAAAACTGTTTCAAGTGAAGGGAAAACTGAAATGGAATTAATGTTAGGAGATATTGAGGATAAGGTTTATTCTTTTTATCGATTGGTTCGCAATGTATCAGATGCACAATTGCTTCCTTACGATCTTGCAATAGATAGAATTAATATGGCAATAAAGGAAAATTTAATAGGTTCATTTAATGAAATAGACGCCAAATCCAATCGTAGTATTAGATATATTTATAGTTTAACTGTTTATAAATCAATTAATGATGCAAAAATGGCAAGAGACAAGAGAATAACATAACTAACTATATACAAAAACTATATATATGTTCTACGGTATAAGGGATTATGGAAATTAAATATGAAAAACAAACAAATACCTTTATAGTGATAAGTCGCTATGAAGAAAAAGATATTTTAAAAAGCGCAAAATTTCATTGGAACCCCGAAAGAAGACATTGGGAATCAAATTCTATTTTTAATGTCAAAAATGTAAAAGAATATTTGAATCAGGAAGCACTTGAAATATATAATCAGAAGTGGAAGGTATATGAAGGGAAAATAGAAGCTTCAAGAGCCGTAAGTTCAATTCCAAACTTGGATATTCCAGTTCCAACAAACAAAACATATATGCCATTCCAAAAGGCTGGCATAGAATATTTAATTAAAAATCAAAACATTCTCCTCGGAGATGAAATGGGGTTAGGAAAGACTATTCAAATAGTTGGATATTTAAATTATGCACAACCACAAAAGGTTCTTATCGTTATGCCACTATCTGTAAAAAGAAACTGGTACACTGAGCTAAAGAATTGGTTAGTTTACGAACCAACTATAGAAATAGTAAATGGTAAAACACCTACTTTCTTGAGTAACATAACACTTATTCATTATGATTCACTCAAGAAATATAAAGATGAGTTGGCTAAAATTGAATTTGATGTTATTATAATGGATGAAGCTCATTACATCAAAAACGGTAAGGCACAACGAACTAAGATTTCACTTAATTTACACGGAAAAAAGAGGATATTATTAACAGGTACACCAATATTGAACAGACCCAACGAATTGTTCACACTGCTAAAATTTTTGAGAAATTCAATTATTAACAATCCAAAAACAGGATATCCAAGTTACAGTTATTTTGTATATAGATATTGTTATGTACAAGAATACATGGGACATGTAAATGTAGTTGGTGGAAGAAATTTAGAAGAACTTCAAACCAAATTGAGAGGAAGTTGCATGATTAGAAGATTAAAGAAAGATGTTCTTACAGAGTTACCCAACAAAAGAAGGCAAATGTTACCAGTAAAATTAGAAGATAGAGAATTGCTAAAAGAAAGTGAGAAATTAATGGAGAAAATAAAATTACAAGCAGGAGATTGGGAATCTGTAATGAAATGGCTTAATTCAAATCCAGCGATGTTTGAGGAAATGGCAAGAGTCAGACATCAATTAGGTGTTGCTAAAGTTCCTTATGCTATATCATTTATAGAGGATGCATTGGAAAATGAAGATAAGATAGTGGTTTTTGCTCATCACAGAGATGTAGTTGAAGCCATAGTGAATCATTTTCCAAATTCTGCCAAATTATATGGTGGAATGAGCGCAAATGAAAGAGAAGCAAATATTAAGAAGTTTAATGAAGACTCAACTTGCAGAGTATTTGTCGGTAGTATTGAAGCATCTGGATTGGGAATCAATTTACAACACGCTTCCTCAATGGCTTTTTTCATTGAGATGGATTGGAGACCAGCTTATAATGTTCAGGCAGAAGACAGAATTCACAGGATAGGACAAAAAGAATCAGTCATGATTTACAATATGGTTTTTGATGATACATTGGATGGTTATATAATAAGCAAATTAATAAGTAAGCAAAAGGATATAACAAAAGCACTTGATGAACCGGTAAAAATAGAAACCGATCCAGATTTTGAAGAACTTAAAAAGGCAGTACAGGAAGAAATGCAAAAGAAAGATGCCATCCGTATGGAAAGAGAAGAAAACCTAAAACTTTATAAGGTTCCAGAGATATTGGAGGCATTGAGAATTATAAGTGGTAATGATCCAGATCACGCAAGTATACAAAATGGAATAGGATTTAATGGTGGAGATAGTTTCTTTGGTCATATTTTGGCCGAAAAAACAACCTTAACATTAAAACAAGTAGAAATAGCATATAGATTATTGAGAAAATACAAAAGACAAATTCCAGGTTATTTATATGCAACAATTTATGAACAGGAGGTAGAAGCATAATGCCATCTTATCAATTAACCAGAAATTACAGAACTCATAGGTCTTTCGTTCCTTCTGCTATTTCATATATTGAGAAAAAACCACATATTCTCGAGAATATAGTGTCTTACATGGCAGTGAAACATGTTATTAAATCCATTAAACCAGATATATTTGAAGATAAAACTGTAGAAGTTTATCTTCATAAATTATGTGGAACAGGAAGTATAGGGGAAGAATTTTATAATTATTTCTTAAATAAAGGATTGAGTCAATCTGAAATAACACATAGACTCAAACGTATAAAATTTTTAAAATTAATTCGAGACGATTTATATATTATTCCAACTATTACTCTAATTACAAATCAACAAGGAGTTTCTAACAATATTGAAATTCTTGAACCAATAACATTTATTGAACAACCAATAGAACAAACAAATATGGCTGAACGAAGCGATTTAACGACTTTTACCAGACCCACAGGACATATTAGTCAGGCATTTATAGAATTCTCAAAAATAGCCAAACATTCGGGTTTATCTGTAACGAAAGATAATGATAAAAGAATATTTTCTGGAAATGGTTATAAATTGATTTTAGGATATTCAGTAGATAATAATGTTATATTAAGAATAGAAAAAGATAATTCTAATTCTGGTGAATTAATTCCTTATGAATTGAATAAAAATGGAAATTTTGATCATATAATATTCCATACATTTGGAGAATTTAGTTATTTAATGAAACAAGCTGGATTTGTTTATGATAAGCCTTCAAGTAACAAGGATAATAAGATATATAAGAAAGGAAATAGTAGTATTCAATTAAAGTGGGAAAATGGGTTTACCAAATTATCCTTTACTAATTTTTAAATAATAATTCTTTATTTATGGATATGGAGAATGATATAGCAAATTTAAAAGATTTAATATCTTCCGAACTTAAATTATTACATGATATTTTTGGTTGGTTTACTGAGGAAGAATTAAAAGAAACACCGAGAAGAATAACAAATTTTTATTTAGATTACGCTAATAAAAGTAATGGTTCTTTTAATTTTACAACATTTCCTGTTATAGGAAAATCTAATTTGATAACCATTAAAAATATAGAATTTTATTCCCTTTGTGGACATCATAAATTACCATTTTTTGGCAATGTTGGAATAGCTTATTTACCATGGGATCAGGTAGATGGTGGAGTTTATGGTGGAGTTAGTAAATTTCCACGAGCAGTAGAAAAATTTGCAAATAAACCACAAACTCAAGAAGTAATGACCGAAGAATTAACTGAATTTTTATGGAATAAATTAGGCTCTACAATACAACCACATCCTAAATTTTTATTTGTTCAAATAAATAATGTAAAACATCTTTGTACCATGATGAGAGGTGTTAAGCAACATGAACCTCAAATGGGAACGAATGGTATGAGATGGGATAATGATATCTTAACCAATGAAGATGTACAATCATTAAAGGAAGAAGCAATGGGCGAGTTAAAGTAAAATTGAGGAAAAACAATGATAGTTGAAATTGTTACTAAGGATAGACCGGAACTTATTCCACCTCTCATTAAAAGATTAAATTATGCTGAAAAAATTATAGTAGTTTATACTACTGATAAACCTGAAAGAGTAGATGATATGCTTAAGGCAAGTAAGAATCAAGTTGAAATTGTAATTAATAATTTTGATAATAAAACTGTTTCATATCGATATGTATGGGATATGTTACATCGAGAAGATGGTTTATTTTTAGATGATAATGTATGGTTTAAATCTGAACACGTTCAACAAATTCAAGAACAATTAAATAATCATAGAGAAGCAAGTATGATAAGTGGATGGCTTAAAATGGGTGATTACAGCAATACTTCTTTAATGGAAACATCTAAACCCTGGAAATTTTTTATAGTAAATCATGAAATAAAAGATAAAATTAAACCTGATATTTTTCTTCCAAAAGGAATGTATGATGATAAACAACTTGGAATAGATAGTTGGTTATTAGGTTATCCGGTCTATAAAGATTTAAGTATTCCTCTTTCACGAAAAAATGTTGGAAGACCAAGTGGAATAATAGGTAAAGATGATAGAGTTCGGGGTAAAACCGGATTAACTTTATATAAAGAAGTTGGTTGGGATTATTTTGTGAAAAAATATCCATTTACTTATCTAACAAAAGAAAAAGCAGTAGTAGTAGGATTGGAGAGATTAAAGGAATTAGCATCAACTAAAAATTTCTTTATAGATGATATTAAGCAAAGAATTAAGGAATGTAATGAAGCACCATACGATTATAAATCTCATATAACTGAAATTTATTCAAATTAAAATATAGTTTTAAATATCTAAACAAATTATAGTAATTATGGCAAGATCATTTATAAGAAAAAGATATCAATCAGAAGTATCACATTTGAGATTAAAAAAAATTAAAGATGAAATATTAAAAAAAGTTCCACATTCTACTCAAATATATAAGAATGGAAATATAAAGTACACTTTAAAACATGGTTTTATAGTAATTAATAAACATACAAAATTTAAAAGTTTTATAGTAACAAATTCAGATGATCCTACTAAAAATGTATATATTAAATTTATTCATTTAGTTAGTAAGAAATCTGGAGAAATATCGTTAGCCAAAGCATATCTTTATAATGTATTTTGGATAAATTCTAATGATTATAAAAATAATGATTATGAGCATAAATGGATTCCAGTTGGGGATAAGGTAAAAGAAGTATGGAATCTACCATCTGGTTCAATAATGGTAAAAGAAATAGATGTAATTGAATAGAAATTACGGATAATCTTTAATTCAAATAATATTTTTTAAATACTTTTTCTTTATTGGAAATTATGAAAGATTTCATAAAAACAGGAAAATCGGTTTTGCTCTTTAGTGGAGGTATGGACTCAGTAATACATGCTGAGTTACTTAATCCAGATATTCTATTGAGAATATCAATGAATGAAACTTATGAAAAGATGGAAGCACAACAAGCTAAAAAAGTTGTATTAACAATGGCTTGGGAAAAGAAATATATAGAAGTTAAAAATGTATTTAATTTTAAATCAATGGAATTAAGTAATTTAATAATACCAAATAGAAATGCTTATCTTATTCTGAAAGCATCAGAATATGGTGAAAAAATATATTTATCTTCAATAGAGGGAGATGGAGTATTTGATAAAAGTGAAAAATTCTTCCAATTAATGAAAGATGTTCTCGATCATGTATGGCAGGAATATAATTGGACAGATCAAAGAACATTTGAAGTATTGGCACCATTTAAAAAAGTAACAAAAACAGAACTTTTATCAGCATTTCTTACAAAAGTTGGAAATGAAGGGACTTCTGGAAAAGATGCTTTTATTCCAATTCTAACAAGTTATTCTTGTTTTAGTGGTAATGAAAAACCATGTGGAATTTGTAAACCATGTACCAGAAAAGCAGTAGCTTTAATTAATAATGGATATAATTTCTATAAATCTAATTACTTCGACCAGGATCCTCTAATTGCTCTTGAAAAAGTCAAATCAAGATTACCAATGGATTATAGAGAAAGAGAAGGATATGATACATTAATGGCATACAATAAAATGAAAAAACTTTCACCTCATAATAATCATATTCTATTGGATAGTTGGGTAAAACAATGAAATTCCTTAAGGTTATTAACCTCAATAAATTTCATAAATTGGAGTGAGAATATGCTAACAGAAGTTTATCCAAGATTATTTGTAGGAAATTTACAAGATTCCCAAGAATTTAAGGGAATAATATGTTGTGTATTTGAAAAAGCATTTATTCCTGATGGAAGTGGTAATTCTTTGGAAGATCATATTGTTCCAAATTCTCTAAATTTTCCTATTTTTAATGATCAGTTGGCAGAATTTGATATAGTTCAACTCGAATTATTATCAAGATTTGTTAAGAGAACATTAAAAAACTATACTGACAATATACTTATTCATTGCATTGGTGGTTGGGAAAGATCACCATTTGCGATGGCTTATATTTTGTTTAGAAATTTTCCAAATTCATTTGGAACTTTAGTACAAGCTTATCAATATGTTAATAAAGTTCATAAATCAACAAAAGATGTATCTAAATGGATACCATCATGGTGGAATGGTTTAATTTAAAATAATATTAAATAGTTTTGCTATATTGGTAATTATGGGTACGGATATTCATGGATTCATCCAAGTATATGATTATGGTTGGAGAAATATGGTAAATATTGGAGAAATTGGAGATAGAGATTATGATCTATTTGCATATCTTTTTGGTGTAAGAAATTATTCTAACTATAAACCACATTTTGCTAATAGAGGATTTCCAGATGAATTCAATGATGAAAAATTAAAAGAAATGTATATAGAGGGATATTATCACTCTGTAACTTATGTAAATTATAATGAATTAAAAGAATTAAGCTTTACAGATATTAATGATAAAGAAGATAAAGATGATATGAAATCTTGTATTAAATATTATCTTAAATTTATGGAAGCATTGGCAGTTAAATATGATCCAGATTCCATAAGAATGATTGTATGGTTTGATAGTTAAAGGTGAATAAATGAAAGTATTAAATAAAGATGAATTAAAAACTTGTTGCGATTGGGCAGAAATAGAATGGTCATTGGGTAATATAATAATTACAGAAAACGATATTCACGTTATACTTCCTGTCTATGTAGTGGATGTTAATGATTATAGAAAGAATATTGATTTATATTATTGTCCAAGTTGTGGTGAATGTTCCTTAGAAGAAGATTTCACAAATAATAAATAGTTAAATAACATGGTTGATAATATGAAAAATAATATAGTAAAAAGAAGTTTTGATGATTTTGGTGTAACATCTGAAAAAACACAAATAGAAATAACAAAAACTGAATCTACAGCAGAAAAGGAATTAAAAACATTTCAAATTGAATCTGAAAAGAATAAAATGATAATAAGAAAATACGGTGCTAAAATTTTCAATTCTGTATGGTATGGTCAAGAAGTAAGAGTTCGTGTTGGTGGAATTACTCACAATATGCAGGCAAATACAAATGAATGGGATGTAGAATCGGTAGATGAAATTACTTTAGAAAAATTGTTGGATTTATATACTGATAAGGGAGATGTAATTCTTGATCCATTTGTTGGTTATTTAAATAGTGGGAAAGTAATTTATAGAAATGATAGAAAATTGATTGCTAATGATATCAATCCTATTTTTATCAAAAAACTAAAAGATGAATACAATAAACATGTTAATTTACATACTGGATTGGAAGAACCAACATTTTTAGTTGGAGATGCAGAAGTAAATCTTGAAAATATTCCTAATGAATCAGTAGATATGGTTCTTACAGTTCTTCCAACAAAAGAGAGGCATTTACTTGGAAATTATCCATACAATTTTGAGAAAATAATAAATCAAATACAAAGAGTTTTAAAACAAGATAAAATGGCAGTATTTCTTTTACGAGATGAATCCAATGGATTAAAGGAAACAATTTCATTCTTTGATACAATATTATCTGCCATTAAGGCAAAATTAAATTTACAATTTATAAATATTCTTGCTCTTGATGATCCAGAAGATGAAAGAAATAATGTAGAAAAAGGTTCAATATCATTTCAGTGGCATAAAATGTTTTATAAGAATCATTATTATATAATTGGGGCTGAGAAACTATGAATAAGGAAATAGATTTAAATATGAGTGTACAATGTAATGTAGAGCATCATGATTTGTGTCCTGTATCAACAGGTATTACTCCATTAAAAGATGAGTATAATAGAATATATTGTATCTGTAATTGTCATCAAAAAGAGGAGGTAATACAATGATATTTTTTTATGGTCTTGAAAGATTACAACACATACCTTTTGTACCAAGATTTTTGGTAAGTTATTTACAATTTAAGGATATGAGAGGAGTCATACCAGCTGAAGGAAAAGAATGGCAATTAGATAGTGGTGGATATACTGTAGGTGTTAAAAATAAATTAGAAACACCATTTGCTCATGATTATCCATTTAATATTGAAACTTATGCAGATTTTATCAATAGACAAAAACCAACTATTGCATGGACAATGGATGCTTCTGTAAAATATCCATTTCCTAAAGATATTATTAAGAAAAAACAAGAAATTACAAATGAAAATACTGCCAAATTAATTGATTACACAGGAAAAAGAATAGGTAATATTTTACAAGGATGGGATTTAGAAGATTATCAAAGACATATAGATATGATGAAAGAAAGTGGAACATTAACTGATTGGATAGGAATGAGTGTTACAAAAGCTAAATACGACAAATATTTTGCCAGGGATATGGTAGTTGAAGTTTCTAAAATGTTGCCAAAATCTACAAAACTTCATGCTCTTGCTTTTAAGTTTGCATTATTAAAACCTTTTCCAGTATTAACACAAATAATACATTCATCTGACTCTGCTAATTGGATTAATTTATCTAATTATAAAATTCCTTCAAAATTACAAACTGGGGCATTAGTGGAATTTGTCAACAAAATGGAAGATTTTCTTAAGTCAGTTCAGACTACAAAAGATATTTTTCAATATTATTAAATAGTTTTATTAAATAGGAAGATTATGGAATCATTAGATGAGTTTCTGAAAAAAATTGATTTTGACCAGGACGCTGTTTTCTATACGGAAGATGGTAAATTGAAAGCAAGTATATGGGATAAGAATGCACAATATTGCATAGCTGGAATATTTAATTCTCCATTCCCAATAGAAAAGTTTACACTGCCACCAAGTGTGTTGGCAGGAGCATTGAGTTTTGCAACCGATATATCAGTAGAACAAAATGTTTTAAAAATACATTCGCTAGAAGTAAATGGAACTATAAATCTACATGAGAATGTAGGAAGAGTAGGAGTTCCAAATATTGAATATGAAGATGAAACTTCGTTTATCATAAAAAGTGATATGTTGGGAAAAATAAAAAGAGCACAAAAAACCTATTCATCAAACAATCTTGAAATTTCAGCAAAGGAAGGAGATTTCTATTATATTAATGTAATAGGAGATGCAGATCAAAAATTGAGTTTTAAAATAAATACACCTGCAACTAAAAACATTAATACACTCTTGAGTAATGCCTTTTATACAATTTTGGATAAAGTTTCTGGATATGATCTCCGAGTTTGGGTTTTGGATGGAAAACCAGCAAAATTTGGTTTAGCTTCACCCGCATTTAGTGTTTTCTATTATGTCATGAATCAGTGATAAAATGGCATGGATAGAAAAATATAGACCTAATACATTTGATGAAGTAATAGGACAGACTGAGAATGTTAAGGTCTTCCAAACAATGTGCGAAATTATATCATTAGATGATTTTCCACATTTATTATTTTATGGTACACAGGGTGTAGGAAAAACTACCATGGCTTATGTAATAGCCAGAAGATTAGGATTATGGGATCCAGAAAACAATATTAGAGATGTTTATGAATTTAATACTTCTCTTGATAGAGGAATTAAAATTGTTCGTGAAAAATTTGTAGATTTAGCAAAAATTATACCAATGTCTGGGAAAAGGAAAATTATATTTCTTGATGAATTTGATAATATGACTACTGATGCTCAAGAAGCATTAAGAAGAATAATGGAACAATATAGTAAGAAAACAATTTTTATTTTAAGTGTCAATTCTATTGGAAAAGTTATAGCACCTATTAAATCTAGATGTACACCTGTCAAATTTGCTGATTTAAAACCTGATGAACTTGTTCAAATTGCAAATATAATACTAAAAGATCAACAAAGAACTGTTGATGAAAATGAAATATTAAGATTGGCAAAAAATCATATATCTGCCAGGGATTTTCTAAGTGCTTTAATATGGCTCATCTGTGGTGGAAAATTTGAAGATGAATTTAAAATTGAAGAATATATCGAATCTGTAAAAACCAATAAATATTATGGCGAGGAAAGAAATATTTCATTTGAACATCTTACAACGGAAGTAGTTAAATATCTTAAAGAGAAAGGTATTGAACAAAGAAGAAAATTGATTGTCAGAATACTTGATCCCATCCTTATTAATCCTTATTATGAAAGAGTAGAAATGATTGCAAAGGAATGGTTACGATATCAATTAGAACAACATAAGGAGTTGCTTTAATGGAAGTAATATTTGGTAAATGTGGTTCAGGTAAAACTAAATATTTTAAGGAACTTCATAAGGAATATGAAGAAAAAACTATTGAAGATGAAGATGAATTGGCAGGTATTCTAAATTATTCAAATTCTGATTTTCGTGAAAATAAGATTAATTTATTGGTAAATGTATGGTTTGATTTTGATCAGAGGAAATTTAAAGGACTAATTGATTTTAATAAATATCCATTAGTAACTTTAGAATGTCATAAGAAATGTATTGTATTTCCTCCTCTTTCAATACATGGAATAGGATTATTGGGAAATGTACAAAATATGCCAACAAACCGACAATTATTTAAACTCATTGGATATAAAACAACCTATTGGAATACTGAGGATAACATAGAACAAATATTTTATATAGTTGGAACTAATTTATAATTATGGTTAATAAGAATGATTTAATCAAAGAACTTTCTGAGAAAATTGGAAAGCCAAAGACGGAGTGCTATATTTACATGAACGCGTTCATGCAAATAGTGGATGAACATCTTAAGAATCTTGAACCGGTCAAGTTGGACATTGGAACGATTCAGGTATTCAAAGGAATGAAGAAGTTTTATGCAAGAGAAAAGGGAAGTTTACTTCAGCCTGGAGTTCCAGCAAAAGGAAAAGTGGTAGAAGGACTTATGGTAAGGGTAAAAATTAAGACTTCGAGATATAAGAGATATTTTGTTGATCCCACATCTATTAAACCTATTGGTGGAGAAAAGACAGAAGAATCTGAAAAAGAAGAGGTTGAGTAAATGGATATTCCTGAAAAGGATATCCAAACTTATATACGCTTAAGAAAATTATTGGAAAGAACTCCAAGTTATAGGATATACCAAGAAACAAATAAACAAATATTAGAATTATTGTCTTCTTATGGTAAAGAAGCAGAAAAAGAATTTTTCAAAGAATATACCCATCGAAAATAATTTGTCGTATAATAAACAACCTTTAAATAATTATACTCAATATATGATTATGAAGACACAAAGGTTTTCAGATGTTGAGAAATTTCTCTCTGTTCTTGACACTGATAAGGAAGGGAGAGAGGACATTGTTTTTCCAGTTAAACAACTGGGAATGACCGATGGGCAATTGGTTGTGGAAGGAGAAAGTTTAAAACTTTCTCCAATGGCAACAAAGCAGATGGCAGGCAGGTTGGGAATTGCCCCTGTTTACTGGAACAAAATGATCAAATTTAAACAATTTGATCTTTTGGATGAGAATGTAAACAGATGGCTTTCGCTACATGATGCAGATGATTCGTATCTTGTCAGCAAGAAAGGAGATACCGTAATGGCATTTTTATCTCCAAGATATAAGATAATAGATAATTATGATATATTGTCAGAATATCTTGAATCTCATAAGGAAAAATACGGTGATACAACAACCATAAGACAAGGATGGTATTCGGAAGAAGTTGGTCAAGCTGGTGTTCAAATGATTTCACTTGAAATGGATCGTCAGATAGCGAGCAATGATCCATATGCAGTAGGATCAGCTTTTAAATTCTCAGATGTTGGAGGCGGAATTAGTCTAGCTCCGATTATTTGGAGACAAATTTGTTCTAATGGAATGATGGGATTTAAGGAAGGCAATGGGGATAAAATTAAATTGAATGGCAGGTTTAAGGAAAATAGAGATTACCGCAGAGATCCAATTTATGCAGAAGAAAGACCTATTGTAATGGGACTAACAAGATCACTTGCCAGAAAAGAAATAAACCGCCCAGAAGTACAAGCAAGAATAGAAAATTTGCTAGCTATTAAAGATAAGAAAATTGACGATCTTGAGGCAACCGTTGTATCTTTGAAATCATATTTGGGCTTATCACAAGAAGATTTTTCCATATTTATGGAAACAGTTATTGCTGATAAGGTTGATAATTATTATGATTTAGTTCAGGCAATTACAAAAATTGCACAGGATGTTCCAGTTGATAATCAAGTAAGGTTGGAACAAGTTGGTGGATGGCTTACTGACAATTCTGGTAAGATATTGGATCATATAATGGTTAACATTCCAAAAATTAGAGAAAAATTGGATAAGAGAGAACAAAAGAACCAATAATTTTTTTTTTTTTGTAAATAAAAATTTAAATATCCTAACCTATTATAGTAATAAAGAGAGATAGTATGCATTTTGTAAAAGGTAGTAAATGGACAGATAATCCACATGGATATGATATAGTATTAACTCGAGAAGAAGAAATAAGAAACAGAAAAGAAAGAAAATATTTTGAAGCACAAATAAAAGATATTTTTGACGAAATAATGTATGTTGCTATTGTTAAATATGAAAAAATGGTAAAGAAAAACGTTTAAGAAAAAAATCTCAAAATTTAGAAGTATTAAAAGAATTTGTTAGAAATAAGTTTAAAGAAGCATTCAATTAATTTAAATAATTATTCCCTTTAGGATATTATGGCAGAATTATTACTTGGAAATATGTTTGATTTATTACCTGGAAAATGGAAAGGTAAAGTAGATTTGGTCTTTACTGATCCACCATATTTAATTTCAAAAAAGAATAAGAAATTTATTAATTATATGAATCCTGGTCATGGAGATGTAAATCTTGATTTTGGTGAATGGGATTACGAATTTGATCTTGAAAAATTCGTGGATATAGTTTATGATCTACTTAATGAAGATGGTCAATTTATAGTTTGGACATCTGAACAATTATCTGGAAAATATCGAGATTATTGTGGAGAAAAAGGTATGCATGTAAAACAAACTCTTATTTGGGTTAAGACAAATCCTATACCCAATGCACTTTTAATGGGTTACCGCCAATCTACAGAAATGATGTTATGGGTTAGTAAAAATAAACTTCGTAGAAATAGTCCTAATTTTAATTTTTTAAATCAGCAACGTATGACTAACGTATTTTATGCTCCAATAGTTGGTGGTAAAGAAAGATTAAAAACTTCTAAACAGGATAAGGATGGTAAATATTTAACTCATCCAACACAAAAACCTTTATCTATTTGCAGAGACATTATTATTAATCATTCCAAACAAGATGGATTAGTAATTGATCCATTTATGGGTGTTGGAACTATTCCATTATCAGCTATAAATGAAAGAAGAGATTATGTAGGAGTAGAAATTGATCCAGATTATTATAATGTGGCAGTTGAGAGATTAAAATATTTTGAAAAATGGACTAATTATTTTCCCATAGAAACTAAACAAAAGAATAAGAATCTTATATAATTATACAAAAACAATATAATATGATAAAATATTCTATCTTTATATGGTAAATTTTTTATGATATTCAATTCTCAATTATTAAATAATTTTAAAAAATTAGGAATTTATGAAGGCAGTAATTACATTTGCTACTTACACTTTCCATGAGATAACTTTGTATGGTAGAAGTGAAGATGGCAGAAGGGTTAAGAAATCATTTATTCCCGAAAAACCATATTTTTATGTTCAAGGTGAAGGAGAATATAAAACATTAACAGGTGAATCACTTACTAAAGTATTTGTCGATAATCCATTGGAAGTTAGAAATGCAAGAAAAAAATATAATAAAACTTGGGAAGCTGATATTAGATTTGTAGAAAGAGTATGGCATGACATGGGTATGAAAAAAGGTATTGATCTTGATACTCTGCAACCTATAGAATATTATACACCAATAAGAAAAAATTATATTGATATTGAAAACGATGATAGTGATGGTTTTCCTGATCCAGATAAAGCAGAGAAAGAAATTTATTGTTTTACAATAATAGATAATTTCAAAAATATGGCATTAATACATACTACAAAATCATTTTTAACGCCACATTTAATAGAAAAAATTGGACATTTAAGATTTAGAATATTTATACATAAAAATGAATTGGAAATGTTAAATTGGCTTAGAAGTTATTTATCATCTGAACATCAACCAGATGTAATTCTTGGTTGGAATGTCGATGATTTTGATGTTAAATATTTAATAAATAGAATGAAGAATTTACAGATAAACCCATCATGTTGGAATGGAATAGTTATTTTTGATTTATTGAAAGCCTATAAAAGATGGAAAGAAAATAAGCAGAAAAGTTATAAATTGGATTATATAGCAAATTTGGAATTAGGATATGGTAAAGTTGTCAGGAAAGAAAAAGTATCGAAAATGAAACCATTAGATTTGGCATTTTATAATTATGTTGATACAAATATCTGTTATGAACTTGATGAAAAATTGGGATTGTTTAAGTATTTTTATGATTTATCTGAATTTACCAGCACTTTAGATATTTCAAAATGGAATGCAAGTTACCTATGGGACTCTGTATTGTTATCTGAATTAAGAAATACAAATATTAGATTACCAACAGCAGAAAAAGAAGAAAAAGTAGGTGTGGATGGTGGATATGTATTAAAAGCTGTATTAGGATTTTTCAAAAGTGTTAAAGTAATAGATTTTAAATCTGAATATCCAAGCCTAATCTATACATTCAACATATCACCAGATTCAATAGACCCTAATGGAGAAATTATATTTCCTAATGTAAGGTTCAGGAAAGAACCTCTTGGAATAATACCACGATTGGTTAAGGAATTTATTGAAAGAAGAGATAATATCAAAAAGAAAATGAAATCTTATCTAAAAGATAGTATGGAATATAAATCGATGGATAATTCTCAGAGAGTTTTAAAAGAAGTAACAAATGCTATTTATGGTTTAATGGGTAATGAACACTACAGATTGTATGATGAAAGAATACAAGAAGCAATAACATATTCTGCAAGGGAACACATTAAATTTGTAATTGAATGGCTAGAAAATAGATCAAAACAACAAGAGGTGATAGCAATTGACAATTAATATTTTATATGGAGACACTGATTCTGTAATGATACAAACTGATGAACCAATAGAAGAATTAATGAAGGATTTAAATGCAAGTTTTAATGAATTTGCAAAGAAATTTGGAACAGAAAATAAAACATTGCAAATGAAATTTGAAAAAGAATATAAAGCTTGGATACAACTTGGAACAAAGAAAAGATATATTGGTGTAGTTGATGGTAAATTAGATTATAAAGGAATTGAACTTAGAAGATCTGATAATTCTGATTATACTCAATGGGTTGAGGAAAAATATTTTTCTATATTATTCCTTACAGAAAATGATCCTGATTTTGAAATTGGAAAGAAAAAATCGGCAGAATTTTATAAAGAACAAATAATGAGGTTTAATAATCATGATCAATCATTAATACATGAAATGGGAATATGGGCAAGTGTAAGATCAGATTTACATTATCCTAAAAGAAAGTTTTGGGTTGCGGAAGCTGTAAAGACTGCAAGAAATAAATATAAAATAAAAATAGATATTTCAATGGGTAGAGTCAAAATTTATTATTTTAATAAGGGAGAAGCAGTAACTTTTAATGTAGATGAACCTTTACCAGAGAAATATTATAAAAATTTGGATTGGGAATATCATAAAATGAGATGTTTAACCAATCCACTCGAAGAATTTATAGAATTAATTTCTCCAGAAATTAAAGGATTTAATGGTATAGAGTTAAAGAAAATTCCTTCTAAACCCATGCAAGCAAGTATTTTTCAATATTAAAAAATAAAGATTTAAATATCCAAACATATTATAGTAATTATGTATGCTAATAGAGCAAAGAAAAATTGGGAAGAAGATACACAGTTTGGAGAAAGAATGGATATTTTGAGACAAATGAAATATAATTACGAAAGATTATTAGATAAAGGAAGTAAATTAGATTGGAATGATTTGCCTAAATATATTCAGACTAAATTAACTAAAATATATCCTGAAACTTTATATGATGAAAAGATAATAAATAAGCAGGGAAAAAGAGTAAGTTCCGCTGAAAAAGCATATAAAAAATTACAAAAATATCATGGAAGTAATCCTTATAAAGATATATTTTCAAAATATGAAATAGATCAAAAAAGACAGAAATGGAATGATCCATTTAGAAAATATGAAATATATTTTAAAGATGGTTCAATGCTTGTAAAATATACTGGAAAATGGGAAGCAGATTGGCAAGGTTATTAGTAATATTTTAATAATTGTTTTCGTTTTTAAATATAACTTTAAATATCCAAACAAATTATTATTTTTATGTCATTAAAAAATTTTGAAAAATATTTGTGGAGTGCAGGATTAGTAGGATTTTTATTTACATTATTAACTCTTGATTTAACTTTATCACTTATTGATATAATTGGAATAGTATCATATGTTGTTTCTAATATGTCAGCTGGAATTCTAAGTAAATTATTCAAATTTATAGGTTTAACAATAATGACAATAATATTAGTAATAATGATAATTGTATTAATATTCATTGTATTCATACTTATAAGTCTTTAAATACTTGTTTATAATAATGAATTAGGAGAAGGATTGGTCACCTCTGGACTATTGTGGTTCTCCTTTGGGTTTGTTTGTTTTCCCAATATCTCCCCACAATAGTCCTACTAATTTATTCTTTATATGGTTCGTAAATTTTAGATAACCATATAAAGATTCTAAATATATTTCTTTATATTGAGAATTATGTATTATTATTAATTTATACAAATATATGTTCAATGTTACCATATAAAGAATATAAATATTCAACATTTAACGGAATATATTGTATATTAGTAAAGGTTGTTAAAAATAACGATATAAAGAATAAAACATTTCTAACAACAAATAAATTTGTTTATTCTTTATATGGTTGCTTTCTTTATATGGTTAGGGTGGCTCTTATAATTTATGAATTATACGACAATATTTTAAAAATCATAATAATTAAATACTTTTCTCCTATTTGTTAGATATGGAACTAATATTGAAAGGAAAAGATTGTGGATTTACGTTTTCGGCTTCGCATCTATTGCCGGGACATTACAAATGTTCAAGGATGCACGGACATAATTATGTTTTAGATTTAGAAATATATAATAATTCGAATAACTTAAAAAATGGCATAATGTATGATTTTGTTATAATTAAAAAAATAATAAGAGAATTCTTAGAAGAATATGATCATAAACTCTTACTTCCCGCGTATTCTACAACGATGATAATAAATGAGAATGATATTCCAGAATTAGGTTCTGAATATTTAAGAATTACCTATGAAATAACTGAAATAGGAGAACTTGATGAACAAACTGGAATTCCTATATATGATAAAGATAGTGGGAACCTTATTAGATTTGTAAATAAAAATTATATTATACCAAAAATGGATACAGTAATACTTCCAATATATTACACAACTGCAGAAGAATTGGTTTGGTATTTTAGAAAAAAAATCTTTGAAATATTATCTAAGAAATTTGATAAACAGATTTTTTTACCAGATTTAACAGTTACTCTATACGAAGATGATGGACAGGGAGTGAAATTTTAATGATTGAAAAACAACCAGATTTTTTTAAAACAGAAAATGGAAAAATATGGATATCTGAAACCTTTTATTCTATTCAGGGAGAAGGGAAGACAATAGGAACTCCTTCTATATTTTTGAGGACTCAGGGATGTGTCTTAAACTGTGTATGGTGTGATACAAAATCGGTATGGACACAGGGAAAACAATATACATATGAGGAACTTTTTAAACTCTGGAACGATCTGGATATAATAGAGAAATTACTGAAGAATACTAATACTATCCACATTATCTTGACTGGTGGGGAACCACTTGCAAGAGAATCAGAATTAATAGGATTTTTCAGATATTTATATAATATTGCGGATGATAATGGTGAAAAAATTCTACCCTATCTCTCTTTCTTAGGACTTTTAGAGGTAGAAACATCTGGAACTATTCTTCCATCTAAGAAGTTTAGCATAACTTTTCCTAATATCCGATATAATGTATCTCCTAAACTCAGGAACTCGGGTATGACTATGCAGAGGAGAAACCGGATTGATCCTATGAATTATTTCTCTACAATTTCATGGAATATTGGAGGGTTCATGAATGAAGGATTCAAGGGAATTAAGAGATCAACAGACGGCAAAGATTCTTATGAATTCGTAAAGGGTTATCAACATGCTACTTCTTCATTTAAGTTTGTTGTTAAGGATAGAAATGATGTAGAAGAAGCATTAGAAACGTATATTGAACCTTATGAGATAAATCCTTCATCTGTTTATCTGATGTCTGAAGCAATTACAAGGAAACAACTTCAGGAAAGAGAGCCGGAGGTTGTGGAACTTGCTAAGGAATTCGGTCTGAACTACTCTACAAGATTGCATTTACATATTTGGGATAAAGCTACGGGGGTATAAACATGGAAAGGAAACTTAGAACAAAAGAAGGAGAAATCATATCTGTAAAAATGGGAGATAAAATAAGAATATCAAAGAAACATGATATTGTAAAAGATGGAATAACAACTCATTATGGCGAATTTATAGCTTATGGAACTATTGTTCAAATTAATGAATTGAAAGATGATATGGAAATAATGATAAAAGGGGCTGGTTGGGTTGTTCAATGGGATCATAAAGATTATGGTCTGGTTCATAATGAAGTTGGTGGAGAGACAAGAACATCAGTTGGTGTATTTGGTATAAATGTAAATAATTCTACTTATTTTGACAGAGTTGAATTATTAATATAACTTTAAATATCCAAACAAATTATAGTAAATATGTTTAAGATCATAATATCTATTATAATAGTATTTTTAGTATTATTTGTAGGAGTTATTTATGTAATGAACAACAATAATTCAATTTCTATTACAAAAGTTCAAGAAATAGGATTTGGCGGAAGTGTAACTACTGTATCTGAAATATTTGGAGTTTACATGGAATTAGAACCACAACCAACTGTATTTATAACAATGAATGAGAATATTCATGTTACAAATTTTACAATTAGTCAGAGTGGTTTAACAGAGAAAATGAATTATACTATGCCTTATAACAATATTATAAAATTAACAATCTTTGATTTTAATAAAGGATTTATTTCATATCTTAATTTCACAGTTGTTCATACCAATTTAATTGGTTTACAAACAATACAAACTTTTAATTTGGAATTTAGGCAACCATTATTGACGTTGGGATAAATATGTTGAAAATTTTTATTACTATAATTGTAGCAATTTTGCTAATATTTGTAGGGTTAATATACTTCGAATCAACTTCTAATAATAATATATCAATGACAGAAATTTATGATTCCACAATAAATACAATATTAGTTCAACAAAATGGCATTTATCATATTCCGTCTTCATTACAAAATATACATATTGTATTTAATAAGGATATATCTGTAACAAATTTACATTATTCTACCGGTTCAACAAATACCAATCCACCATATCATGTGTCAGGAAATACTCTTATAATTACCATTCTTGCTTTTAGTCCATTTATTTTTATTTTAAATTTCATTATTCATTATGAAAATTCAGGTTTTTTTGGAAGCAGTCAATTGCAAAAGAGTATATCTTTAAAATTTCAATAAATTTAATACATACTAAATAGTAAGTTTTTGTAGTGTATGACCTGATTAATAAAATTTATTAAGGGGAGTTGTATTATTAATACATATATTATTAAGGGGAGATAATGAATTTAAATAAAAAGAATTATATGAAAATATTAGCAGTTATGATTATTTTTAGTATGATAATTGTTAATTTTGGTGGTATGAAAGGAATTGATATTCATCCAAGAACTTTTGGAGGTAATTCTGGAAATGGTTCAGGTACATCTGTTAATTCATTTTTATCTCAAGGTGAAAGTGCATCAGTAGGTATAGCTCAGAATTATTTTGTTAATACATCTGAAGGTTCTATTCCATCGTCTGCAAGTTTAAAAACTTTAACACCATGTGAGAATGGAACACAACAAACATTTTCTTTTGATAATACAAGTAGTTGGGTACAATCAGGAACTTCAAATTCATTTTCTATTAGTGCTTCTGCAACAGAACAATATTGGTCTGGAAGTACAATTTCAATGACTGATATAGAATTTTCATCTGGTTTTTGGAAATCTAGTGCACCTTGTTATTATTATGAAGTAGGTATTGTTGTGGCAAAAATAACTATTGATAACAACAATTATTTTGATAATATTACAGTAAATTCATGTTCTGGATATTCATCACTTCCTCCACCCAATGCTCCAGCCATTGGCGTATATTTAAATCCATCATGGACACCTACTGTTCCATCTGGTTATTATATTATAAAATTGACATTACAAACAAGTGTTTATGATGCACAAAGTGGAGCTACTTTAGGAGCTCCTATTGGTATAATATCATCTACAAATTTTAATGGAAATGATTGGTTTGAATCCGCACCAAATGATGCTGGAGCAAATATTAATGGAATTACAGGGTGGAGTTGGAAAGGTGTGGGAATTAAAATGGCTGATACACTTCCTAACAATGTAAATTCATTTCAATTTTCTTTATTAACTCATTTTAATGGTACTTTACAATATGGTTATGTTAATTCAAATGGTAATAACACATATTCACCAATAATATCAATTAAAACAGGTACAACAATAATACAAGGACAATTAAAATATATTTATAAAAGTAATTATAATATGAAATCATGTTATTTAGTTTCTGGAAACCCAAACGTTCCAAAATTAAATTTTACATTTCAAATAATAAATATATATTCTGCCATAGCAACAACGACAGATTATTCACAATCTATAGGTTATACTATTACAAATCTTACTACAAATGAATTTACTTCATCTATAGGATTTTCAAATGCAACAAATTCAAATGCGTTTTATGGGCAATATGAATCAGGTACATCATTAGTTTATGGAACAGATTCATATTCTGTTTCAGTAGGTAATTTAATACAACTTTATCCAACAGCTACTCAGAATTATTGGGAATATGAAGTTGTATCCTCTGGTTCAACATTGATCAGTAATACACAACAAACAAGTGCATCTACACATTCAATATCATTTTCACAATCATTTACCACATCTGGTACACCAATATTTACAGTGGATACAACTGAATATGCTAATAATAATCCATCTGTTGCATCAGATCATGTAGTTTATTTAGGTTCAAGTTCAACAGTAGGTTTATGGTTCAATTTATCTTCACCTGTATTTACAAGTGAATATCAATCAATTAATATTAATTGGGGTAATGGAAATTCAAGTAGATTAGCATCAACATCTAATTATAATTTTTATATTACTTATACTTATCAATATGTTGGAAGTTATATAATATCTGTAATGGGAACAAATTTACCAAATCCATCAGGAGTGGGTGGTTTAACATCCTTATCAACAAATACTATAACGTTTAATTATAATATAATGGTAACACCAAGTTTATTACCATCTGGCAATCAAGCAGTAACAGAGAATCAGCAATTTACTTTGTCATTTGGAACACAAAATGATATGGTAAATAATTTATGGATCAATGAATCTGGAAGTGGATTAATTTCAAAACCAGTATTAACGAAAACATTTACAACAAATATGAACGGAAAACAATTTGCTTTTACACCATCTTATGCAGGAATATATAATTTCGTTTTAACAATAACATTTGACGGTGCAAAAGCAGTTTATAGTTATGATTACTCACAACCAATTTACCCAATAAACTCAAGTCATTATATAACTACAATGTATTCAAATAATCCGACAAAGAATTATCCTCTCACCATCAACAGTCCTCCAAACACTTATGAATATCCAATCTCAATAACCACAACTTCACCCAATGCATCACAGACCTACCAGCAACTCATAACCCTGACAAATCCTCAATCATACGGTATCAATTCAGCATCAAGCAATTTCTATGTTGCCCTGCCAAACAACACATTGCTTTACACATGGATTCAGAGCTTCAATGCCACAAGTTTGACCATGTGGGTAAAAATGCCTTATGGCACTGCACAGGTTGAGCTTCAGGTCTTGCCTGAGTTTGAAAATGTATTGAGTTCAACGGGTTATGTTGGGGAAGCACCACAGTTATCGAGTGTGTATGGTGAATATTTTAATGCGCCGTTAGTCTTCGGTTACGCAACAGATTTCAGCGGAACATCGCTTCCTTCCGTCTTTGTCAATAAAGGAATAACTTACACTGTCAATGATGGGTTTACTGCGACCGCAACGTCCGCGAATGGTTATATGTTTCTGAATAAAAGTTTAGGTGATGCAAATGGCTATAGTGCGTTGTTGGACGGTAATCTCTATTCCACAAGCGACAATATAACAGGTTACGGTTTCATAAATTTGCCATACGACAATCATGCTGGATATAATGGTATAAATATACAAGGGTATAATGCCGGCGCAAACGGAATCTTTCCGGCGATGGTTAACTCGTCAAATGGCGGTTTTTTTGGTTCTTCCTTTAATTATTATAACGGTGACGCATTTTATCAGGTGTCAGCTAATTCGAGCTCACTATCGTATTTCCAGCAAAACGATACATATCAAACATTGTCATATTCTTCTGATGGGTTGAAAAATCTTTATCCTGCTCTCGTCGAAGCGCCTGCGGGTGCACATGCTTACAACTTCGTTGCACCAATGACAATTGAATACTTTATTTTAGCTCTAACGACATCGGAGTTGCCCACCGTCTCAATCGGTACAGGAAGCGTTTTTATGGCTAATGGAACGGATACAAATTATGTCCAATATAATAATCAGCCACAACCTGACCAGTATAATAAGACTGAGTTATTATATACATATACAATTCCAAATAACGCAAGTAAATATGTATCTATTTATTACGCACCAGCATGGCAATTGGTTTCAGGATTTCCAAGTAATTATGTAATAAATACTGTTCAAAATATGATAACATTTTCTAGAGTTCAAACATGGTCATCGTTACAATTAACATTTTTAGAACCGATAACAATAGCTGAGCCCTATGGTATTTTAACAATTAATTATGCACCATCAACAGCAATTGCTCAAGTAGCAGGAATTAAAATACCATTTTCGGAATTAACAACTACAGTAAATGGACAACAGATGTTTTCCGATAATTATCAATATATAATTGGAACAAAATTAAACATTGTTACTACTGATATATTTAATCAAACAGTTTCAAATGTCAATATAACACCACAGGGAACAACATACTCTGATTATATTACAATTCCTGTATCACAATTACAGATTGCCAATTTAAATTCCACTTATTATGTTTCAGTTTATATTAAGCAGAATGGAATTTATCAAGCACTCACAACCGTAATGCCATTACAAACAGTAACCGATTATTTACTTTCAGGAACATATAATTTTTCATATCAATTTACATCTTTGAATGGGATAACAGTAACACCAGCAACATATAACCAAGTAATGAATATTAGTGGATTGGCAGTTAAATTTTTCAATGGTATGCTATTTTATGGTATAAATCAAAATTTAGAGACTACTAAAAGTAATTTATCATCTTTAATGACCAATATTACAATAACGATAAGTGCCAATAATGATACAATTGCTAATTTACTTACCTCAATAAACTTACATATAAATACAAATAATACGAATATAGAAAATCTTCTGGATTACATAAAATCAACATCCACTCTGGTAAATTCATCTGTAACGAATATGTATTATCAAATGTTAAGTAATTTCACTATTGTAAACTCAATATTAAAATCCACAAAAATTTCATTATCTAATAAATTGGATTTCTTAAACACAACATTGTCATCTGTAAATCTTAATTTAACAACTAAATTACAATTTATTAATTCTCTTATAAATAGTACAAGTATTAATATTACTGATAAAATTAATTATGTTAATGATACCATTAATACAGTTAATTTTAATTTAACGACTAAATTACAATTTATTAATTCTCTTATAAATAGTTCTACAATTAGTGTATTTAATAAAATTAAGTTTATAGGTGTTCTGGTAAATAATAGTGCTATTAATATAACAACAAAAATCGGTTTTGTGAACGTTACATTAAATTCTGTAAATTTTAATTTGACAACAAAAATCGGTTTTCTTAATGATACCATTAATACAGTTAATTTTAATTTAACGACTAAATTACAATTTATTAATTCTCTTATAAATAGTTCTACAATTAGTGTATTTAATAAAATTAAGTTTATAGGTGTTCTGGTAAATAA